GATTCTCCCCTTTCTTGAGCTATTTGGGTATCTAATGCTAATTTATCTAAAACTACTCCACCAGCAATTACACCTTTAATTTTATTAGTAATTCCTAAAACAACACTTGCTGGTGTCCATAGAAGCAATTTCTCCCATGTTGCTAAATTTGTTAGTTCATCTCTTGCTGCCTTTGCTTCATTGTATAAAGTATAATCACCTGTTCTTTGAGCTTCTCTTAAAATATCCCTCATTACTATAGAAAGTGGCTCTCCAGCTTCTGCTTGCGCCCACTGTCCTAAGAACATTGAACCTGCTGCTGCTGCAACAGCTCCACCTGCTGCTAACATAGTCTTTAAGCTAAATGATTTACTCATAAATTCTTTTACTAATCCTGCTGTTTTAACAGCTACACCACCTTTAGTTAAAACAAATGTTCCTGTTCCTGTTGGAACACCAATAGCTACTGGCGCAGCATATAATTCTGTGCCTTCTGGTAATCCAGACATAGCTTGTTTTCCTGTAATTAAATCTAATGCTTTTTCCCCTAATGATTTTTCTTCTTCTTCTTTCATAGCTTCTGCATCTAACATATTCCTTGCTGGCTCTTTACCTTCAGCTATCCTTTGTGCATTTATTGCTGCTAAGTTTGCTTCATATTCTGCATCTGCTTTGGCTTGTGCTTCTACATCTATACCATTATCTATCTCTTCTTCTACTGGTTGCTCCATAGGTTGTATTTTCATCTTCTCTTCTTCTCTTGCTGCTTCTTTCTCTGCTACTTGTCTATCTACTGTTGCTTGATTCTTTGCATCTCTCTCTGCTCTACCTTTTTCTTCTTTTTCTGCTCTTATTGCATCCCTCTTTTCTTTTGTATCTCTATCTGCTTTAGCTTTAGCTGTTCTTTGTCTACTTTCTTCTAACCTTTGCTGATGTTTTTTCTCTTGTTCTGGTGTTCTACCTTGATTAGCCATTTGGTTCTACTGGTGCAGCTGTTGTATCTTCTGGTTTTGCTGCTCCATTCTCCTCATCTTTACTTTCATCTGATAATAATTCATTCTCTAATGATGCTGGGAATTCTAACTTAATTATTACATTTAATTGATTAGCTACTTCTTCTTCTATGTAAAGCTGGTCTTCTTCTACTGATTGTTGAAATGCTAAATAGACAATCTTAGCGCTTGCTTCTGTGAAGTTCTTAGAATTACCAACTATGATTCTTGGAGTTGCACATGCTTCATAGAAATAATCATTTAAGCTGTCTATCCAACTCTGTGGATTTAATGTAGCATTCGGAGATATAGCCATCTGCTCTACTTCTGCACTACCCATTGGGATATACATATTTTCTCCTTTCTCGTTAGCATCATCCCACTTTACTTTTTCTGCTGCTACCAAAGTTGCATCATCTGTGTCTAATTTTATTATCCATCTTGGAGTTACAAATCTATGCATAACTGTCTTATAATCTTCCATAGCTTCATTTCTCATCAGAATTATTCTCTCTAACTTCTCAACTACACTAACACCATGAATCTCATCAGCAACCCTGTTTCTTGATAAATGGAATATATCTTCTGGTTTAAATTTCTTATTGGCCTTCTTTACTTTAGAAGTTTGTTCATATCTGATTATGATTCCTTTTTGATTAACCACAGTTACTATTGTGCTTGGGTCTAAAGGTTTAAGATTAACCATAATATTATCATCTCTCATTATTTCACAGAAAGCATCTCCACATATATGCATTGTTCTTATCATATTTTCTAAGATTGTGTTAAATGTATCTGTTCCCCATCCTCTTATCTTATCCAAATAAATTGTAGTTGCTTCATCAGCTGTATATCCTTTACCAACTGTCCATGTAGCTCTTGCATCAATAGTTGTATTCAGTTCTGGTATAGTCTTATAATATCCAAACCATTTACTCCAGTTTTTAATTTGATATGATGTTTCTTTCTGATCACCGACGCCATCTGTAACTTTAGCATCTACTTCATAATCAGTTTTCACATTAGTTAAATTACTTGCTATTGATTCTGATACATCCATATCTGCCATTTTAACCTGTCACATTATGTCCTATTTGAGTTGAAGTTCCATTATCATCTATTGCTCCAACTACATTATTTAAAATTGAATTACCACTTATGATTGCTTTTCTTGTTGGAGTTCCACCACCAACAACCATTATTCCATTTCCATTATTTGTATGAAGAACATTACCAACAACACAATTATCATGTGCAACTGCTAATTTAATTCCTTCTCTTTCGTCAGCAGTATTATTATCTCCATTACTAAAAATATAATTTCCAGAGATTAATACTTGATAAGAACTTAAAACATCTATACCATTTTCTCCATGATTAGAAATCTGATTTCCTACAATCGTAGAACCTAAAGCACTTGTTAATTGGATTCCATGCAGACCAGAATTATCAATATCACAACCTGTTATCCTCGTCCAGCTTCCAGCTGAAAAAACACAATAACTTTGACAATCTTGTATATAACAACCATCTATTAAACAATTATTTCCTGTTATATATATTCCACTACCACCCATACCTAAAACCCAACAGTTTCTAATAATACATTCTTCACCAGAGAAATTAACTCCCACTTGTGCAGCACCTGCTGCATTTCCCAATAGTTTTAGATTATAAATTCCACATCTATCTGCTGTGCTTTCTACCATAGCATCATTCATAGTTGTTATTATTGCAGTTCCATATCCACTACCTCTCAACTCTTGATTAGCTGCTAATGTTAGCGTTGCTGTGATTGTGTATGTTCCTGCTTTGATGTAGATAACACCAGAATTAGAACCTAACTCTGTTAATGCTGCTGGTATGTTATCAAAATCTCCTCCACCTGCTGCATCAACTACAAGTTCTACTGCTGTTGTTCCTGTTCCATATAAATCTCTGCTTCCAGCGAATAATAATTGCTGATTATCTTCACCAGATGCTGGAAATAATCCACCATCCCTAAATATATCGCTTCCGATTTCTAATACCATTATTCTATTTTTATTACCTTCCCTATATCCTCTATTTTTCCCTCTTTTCTTCTATCCCAGCTTTTTACTAAACCTAAATTTAACATTTCTTTGCCTATGTCTAGTCCATTAAAAAAAACATTACCCAATAACCTACCCCACTTTTCTACTCTATTGCTCTTATCAATTTTGATTTCTACCATTTCTTTGTTAATCTTTTTTTCTAACCAGCTTTTAACTTCGTGTCCTCTCTCATCCTTTAATTCTGGTGCATCAATACCTAAAAATCTTAATGGAAAATCAAACTTTCTCTCATGCCATCTCAAAGTTATGGTATCTCCATCATGCACTTTTACAACTTTACAAACAAAATCTTCCATTATTTGCTTGTGCGGTGAGTCAAAATAATATAAAGCCATTTGAGCATTTGTAAGCTCTGGAAAATTAACAAAATCATGCGCCATTTATGTAATCCTGTGCTTTTTGGTCTCTTAATATTGATAAATCCCTCAAAGCACTATCTCTTAAAACATTAATCATATCCTCAGCTTCTATTCTTGATGTGTAACCACTCATATCATAACAAATTGCCTCAATAGCAACTAAAGAACTTACAATATTTGAAAGCAAACCTTTAACATCTACATTTAATCCTGCTGTTACTGCATCAGAAAAGTTATACCTACACATCACATTTATCATGCTCTCATATCTTATCGCTGCTGCTGTCATCATAGTCGTATCAAAAGCTACATTAACACCTGCTCCTGACTTCTGTTGTATTTCTGCTTCTGTGGTCATAATATATGCCATATTTAAGGGTGAATCAACCAGATATTTAAACTTTTTGATTTAGCACACCAGCATGCTCTTATTAATCCCTCTGCTATATGTGAATCATTACCCCATATCTTCAGTTTACCACTATCCTTATCATGCTCTGCTTGTATACTTTTTAGTGATGCTTTTACTTCATCATCATCTAATAATTGGATTTTACCTTGCTCCATTAATTTCCTTAGATTGTGATACAACTCTTCTTTCATTACTTTTCTCTTATGTTCATCTCTATCAAATATCCTCTGAACATTATTAATTTCTACTACTTTTCTCTTGTTTATTGGATCCTCTCTTAACATATCCACGATACTGATACCCATTCCACCACTATCAATATATTCTTTTCTAAAGTTATATCTTGTGTTTAAATCTATTATCCTTCTTGCTGATTGTGGTAAAGGAATATTCTTAGTCATAATATTTTCTACATGTTTAATGTTATTTTTTAATCTTATATCCACTATCTCGTAAGTGAACTCGTCTTTATCCATTCTTGCTACATCACATCCTAAGTAGTAGATACCTTTGCTATTAATTGTTTGAGGTCTTTTGATGATACAGCTGTTTTTTATGAGTTCATCAGAAAAAAACTGCCTTAACTCATCAACAAACTGACCTAAATACATCTGGGCATATTGTGCTTTTGTTAGAATTTCTTTCTGATGCTCTAAAAACATATCATCTCTTCTTGGACAGTCTTCGCTGCTTGTATGAAATGCTGTAAAGTTAGGGTCAGAGAAACAGTTGTAATAATATCCTTCTTTCACAAAAGGAGTCGATAACAACCAAATACTTCCCCTCGTTACAGCTAAAGCTGGTATTACTGAGTTCCAAACTTCCTCTGGTATAAATGCAGCTTCATCTGCAATTAATAAATCTATTGTAAAACCCATGATACCATATCCTGTATCTCCAGCAGGCAAGCAGTGTATCGTAGAGCCATTCTTTAGATAAATTAGATGTTTAGTAGGTCTATATTTTCCGTGCTTTATTTGGCTTCTATTTAGCTCGTTTATATTCCTTAAAATTTTTCCAAAGAGTAAAGCAGCTTGTCTTTCTGTTCTTGAAATTACCATAACTAGCTTATCTGGATTATCTAAAGCATACTGTGCTGCCTTTA